GATAGTGACTCAGACCTCCGCTGGGCGGTCAAGGCTACAGTCCTCAGCGACCTCGACGTCCGCTGGGCAACCAAGGCCACAGTCACAAGCGACTCTGACCTCCGCTGGGCGACTAAGGCGCAGATCAACTCCGACGTCGATATCCGCTGGCTCACCTCGGGCAAGGTCACCTCAGACCTAGACGTCCGCTGGGCTACGAAGAACATCGTCACAAGTGATCATGACCTACGCTGGCGGACGCTGAACGCGGTTCCTGCCTCTGACCTCGATCTCCGATGGATCACTAGGCAGCGGATCAACTCAGACAGTGACCTACGGTGGGCTACCAAGGCGATCGTCACAAGCGATTCTGACCTCCGCTGGGCTACCAAGGCGATTGTCACAAGCGATTCTGACCTTCGCTGGGCGGTCAAGGCCATAGTCACTAGCGACGGCGATTTCCGATGGATCACACGGCAGCGTGTGGTCTCTGACGGCGATCTACGTTGGCGCACGCTCAACGCGATTACGTCCGACAGCGACCTACGTTGGCGCACGCTCAACCGGATCACGTCGGACCTCGACGTACGGTGGATCACCTCAGCTCGGGTTACCTCGGATCTCGATATCCGCTGGCAGACGCTAAGCACTGGACCGTCCACGGTCGTATCTGATCTTGACGTTCGCTGGCTGACGAGGAACATCGTAACTAGTGATCATGATCTCCGCTGGCGCACCCTGAACAGGGTTACAAGCGACTCAGACATCCGCTGGGCTACCAAGGCGATCATCACTAGCGACAGCGACCTACGTTGGCGCACGCTGGCTCAGGTGACTTCTGACAGCGATCTTCGCTGGCGCACCCTTAACCGGGTCACCTCTGATAGCGATCTTCGCTGGCGAGTCCTGAATCGGATCCTTTCCGATCTTGACCTTCGCTGGGTTACTGGCCTCGTCGTACTCCCGACCCCCAAGGTCAAGGAGCCGGCGATCTTGATCATCGAAAACACTTCATCCTTGCTAATTGTGCCCTCGCTGGGCGAACTATACATCCCACCTAGGGGCGCTAATGGCTGACAACAGCACACAGTACGGAAACGACACCTTCGCGTCCGACGACCTATCCCTCATCAACGGGGGAGCGGTCTCGGGCGTCAAGGTGATTCGTGAGAAGATCGGCTACGGCGACGAAGGCCAGTTCATCGATGTCTCCACACTGAACGGCCTCCCAGTCGACAACTCAGAATCGGCTATTGCGACTGTCGTCCTGAACTCAGCTTCGGCTAGTGCGACGATCGACACGACCGGCTTCTCATGGGTTTCGATTCAGGTCGGCACCGGCATGGTCGGTCAGACACAGCTCAACGCACGGTTCAGCAATGACGGGACGAACTGGTTCAACGGAGCGTTTTCGCCTTCCAGTGCGACTAGCTCGGGCATTACGACCTCCCTCGGCGTCACAGCGAACCTCTTCCACGGCCCGATTGCTGGGCGCTATATGCAACTGTTCCCGACAGGCTTTACGAGCGGCACACAGACGAACCTAGTCGTTATGCAATCGCTCCCCAGCATCATGCCGAGCGTCGGTAGCAACACGTCTACTAACCTTACGGGTATTGCGTCTAACATTGCTCCGGCAATTGCGAACTCTGGAATTTCGATCGGCTCTTCGGCCGGAAACCAATTCCAGCGGCGTGCTACAGGAACCGGAACACAGGCGGCGACTGCTCTTGTCGCAGCGGTATCCGGGCAATTCATTCATATCACGGATATCTTCTGGACCTATTCCGCCGGCGGCGGCGCTACTCCGGCTAATGACATTACCCTATTGCTGCAATCCGCGGCTTCGGGTGAGCCTTCTACCCCAAGCGCAGGCGGTCATACCATCTTCGTTAAGTGGGGAACTACTGACGAGCGGCATTTCCGTAATCCTTGGAAGACTTCTTCGGTCAATAACAACGCGCTTAACCTCACTGTATCCGGTACTGTATTGGGTACATGGGAGGTTATCGTGCATGGCTACTTCCAGACATAAGCCGAATAGGGGAATACCGAATATGCTACTTCTTCTATTACATGGCCCTCAGGATAGGGGCAATAGCGTACCTTCGGATATCGCTCCCCCTACCTCGGGGAATATGGTAGTCGTACCCTAGGGGGATATATGATCCTCCTCCTATTACATCCTATCCCCCCTACTCCTGAAGACCCCTCCCTCTATGTAGTCCCTACCACAGGGGCTATATACGTACCCCCTAATACCAGTACCCTAACCGTAGAAGGGGAGTAGCTATGGCCAATATCTTCGAGATAAAGCGGGGTGATCTAGCCCCTATCCTAAGGGCTAGGTGCATGGATGGTAGTAATGGTAGTGCAGTAGATCTATCAAGTGCTACATCTATTAAGCTAAAGATCAAGGATGATAACAACATCCTTATTGTTGATGCAGTAATGACTAAGGAAGATCAAACACAAGCAGCCACAAAGGGTTATGTTCGTTACTCTTGGGTTACTGGTGATACCGACTCAAGCGGCGTATTTCGTGGTGAGGTCGAAGTTACTTGGAGCGATGGAAAGCCTCAAACGTATCCAAGGGACTCCTATTTCACTGTGATTGTTTACGACGATCTTCGTTAGACCCTGGGGGCCCTCCCCCACCCCCCGTCTCCCCCGTGCCCGGGTGGCATAGTCGCTCGGGCCGGCGACGGGTCTGGAAATTTCACAAGTTCACAAGCTGAGAGGCGATCTCATGGCTGGACGCGGTCCACAACCCAAGGATCCCCGCGATCGCGCGCGAGGCGCACGCGGAGACCATCTCACCCTTATCAACACGGAGCCAGCACCACAGCCGGCCCTTCCGGCGCTCATGCCTAACGGAGACGCATGGCCACAGGAGACCCGCGATTGGTGGCAGATGTGGTCAGAGGACGACATCACCTCTGATTATCGAGCTACCGACTGGTCAGACCTTATGGACGCAGCCGTTCTCCACGGGCTCTACTGGTCTGGGAACGCGTCCTTTGCCGGCGAGCTGCGCCTACGCGTAGCAAAGCATGGAGCGACGCAGGAGGACCGCGCACGTCTCCGCAAGCAGTACGCAGAGGCGGATTCCGCCGAGACGCGCCGCGACCGCGATAAGGCCAAGGGAGCCGGCAATAAGCCGGCCTACGGCGGGCTCAAGGTCGCGTAATGCCTTGGCTCCCGAGCTATCAGGGTGAGATCCCGACGCTCGGCTTCCTCGTAATCGATTGGATCACGGAGTACCTCGCGCACCCCGACGCTCCCGATTACGAGCCCTTCGTCCTCTACAAGGAACAAGCTCAGTTCGTCCTCAATTGGTACTCGCTAAAGCCCGATGGATCCCGGCGTTATCACCGGGGCGTATTCGGGCGCTCGCGTGGGTTCGGAAAGTCGCCCATGCTCGGCGCTCTCGCAATCGCGGAAGCAATGGGTCCGACCGTATTCGCAGGATGGGACGCGTACGGGCAGCCGGTAGGAATGTCCTATTCGGAGGTCCGTACGCCGCTCGTCCACGTGGCGGCGGTCAGCGAAACTCAGACCGGAAACACGTGGACTCCCATCATGGGAATGCTCCGCGAAGGCGCGCCTATCCACGACGATTATCGCGTCGAGCCTATGCAGACCTTCGTCTCGCTCCCAAACCACGGGCGCATCGAGGCCATTACCGCGAATGCTCGCACCGTAAAGGGCGCGCGAGCCCATTTCGCGGTCCTCGACCAAACCGAGGAATGGATCCCGAGTAACGGCGGGCCGAAGCTCGCCGATACCATGCGCACGAACGCGGCTAAGGTCGGCGGCACGACCCTAGAGTCCCCGAACGCATATATCCCCGGCGACGACTCAGTAGCCGAGCAAAGCGCGGCTTTCTGGGCCGCTATTCGTGAGGGCCGCGTCAAGGACGACGGTCTCCTATACGATCACCGCGAAGCTCCGCCGGATACCGATATGGAGGATTACACCTCCCTATACGAGGGTCTCCGAGTCGCTTACGGCGACGCGAGCGGCGACCCGCGCGGGTGCATGATCCACGAGGATCCCTGCCCAGCCGGACACGTCGATATCGACCGGATCATCCGGACGATTTGGGATCCGACCAAGGACACCCAGACCTCGCGCTCCGACTTCCTGAACCAAATCACGCACGCGGCGGACTCGTGGATAACAGCTCCTCAGTGGGGCGTCTGCGAGGATCTCGACAAGACCATCCACGACGGCGACGTAATCGTGATGGGCTTCGATGGCTCGCGCGGACGGAACAAGGGCAAGGCCGACGCGACAGCTCTAATCGGCTGCCGCGTGTGGGATGGTCATCTCTTCGAGATTCGCGTCTGGGAGCAACCGGACGGAATCGCCGGCAAGAACTGGACCCCGAATCCGATCGAGGTTGACGCGGCTATCGACGCAGCGTTTACACGCTTCAAGGTGATCGGCTTCTACGCGGACCCGTCAGGCTGGACGCAGCAGTGCGCAGCGTGGCAGGCGAAGCACGGACGCAGGCTCAAGGTCAAGGCCACGCAGAACGACCCCATCCTTCTCTGGCCACGCGGCAAGAACGCGGGCGTCACGCTCGCGCTTGAGAAGCTCCACGACGATATCGTGAACCGTGAGTTGACTCACGACGGAAGCTCCTCACTAACCCGGCACATGCTCAACGCTCGTCGTCGGAAGACTCGGACCGGCTACCTGATCTACAAGGCGTTCCCGGACAGCCCCGAGAAGATCGACGCTGCTTACGCGGCAACCCTCGCATGGAAGGCGCGTACAGACGCGATCTCACACGGTTTCGGGAAGTCCGAGCCACGACGAAAGGGAGTGATGGTCCTGTGACCGACACGATCGCATCTCCGGCATTCATCACCCTTAACGGGCTCGACGACGACTCGCAGCGCATCGCTGACAAGCTCACGCGGCAGCTCAGCACCAAGACCTCCGCGAACAGCGAAGCTCGGCTGTACTACGAGGGCCGGATGACTCCGCGCACGCCGGCTGTCTCCGTCCCTCCGAAGCTCCGTCACGTAGACACCGTCCTAGGCTGGCCCTCGATTGTCGTCGACGCTCTCGAAGAGCGCCTCGACTTCGAGGGCTGGGTAGCTCCCGAGGTCTCCGACAGCTTCGGACTCGGGGACATCTATACAGCGAATAACCTCGACGTCGAGTCCGGGCTCGCCCACCTCGACGCGCTCATGTACGGCGTGAGCTTCATCGTGGTCGGCACTGGCGAGGACGACGAGCCGGATCCTCTGATCACCGTCGAGAGCCCGCTCACCACGACAGCTCTCTACGACGTACGCCGTCGTCGCCTCTCTGCGGCCTATAGCCTCCTCGTCGAGGACGGAGAAGCGGTCGGCTACACCCTCTACTTGCCGAACGAGACGATCCGCGCCAAGCGCGACGGAGAAGTCGAGAATCGCGATCGGCACAACCTCGGACGCGTCCCCGTTGCTCGGCTCACAAACCGCGCACGCACGGAGCGCGACAACGGACGCTCCGAGATCACTCGTCCTATCCGCGCGATGACAGACGCGGCGGTCCGGACGATTCTCGGAATGGAAGTG